TGGACGCATACGGTGTCGTGAAGGGACAAATCAACGCATACGAAAAGACAGCCGATCACTGCCGTTCCTTGCTCGGCTACACCGGCTTCCTGCCGTCCTATCTCAACTATGAAGACATCGATGACAGCAGCCCGGACATGCACCCACAGGTTGGCGACTACGGTGTGGCCATCCGAGAGAACTCCCACGGTCAGGAGGAAATACCGTTCCACATCGAACGGGAGGAACACACCGGACTGCCGGTCGCACTCCTGAACATGCAACTGTATGCAAAACCGGAAGACGACATCGACCATGGACAGTACGTGAGCCTTTTCCAACTCTATCTGGAAGGCTTTATGCTGAGCCGAACAGGGCGAAACGCTGCTCAAAATCAAAGCGAGGATGCGAAAAAATGAAATGGAAACCGGATTGGTCGGACATTGCCGACAACCTGCTGATCGGACTGATGGTGGTGTTCGCGGCTGCAATATTCATTGTCTTCTGCGTTTGCACATGGAAAGACGTGACAACCGAAAGAACCATCATCATGCGCGACGGAAATCAATCATACGCCTGCGAGATCAGCGACATAAGCCCGACCCCATCCGACTGCAAGCCAATCGAGGACACGGAGGAATAATCATGTGGTTCAAACGCAAACACAACGAATACGGATGCCCCATGTGCGGCAGACTACCAGTAATCATTAAGGACGTTACACAGACCGGTGTTTACCTCAAATCGATATACCGTCTACAATGCCCCCGAAAACACATCTCTACATGCTGGTCCAGCTACCCTGATGACGCAAGCAGACAGTGGAAACAACTCATAGACGAATACAAGAAGAAGGACACGAAATGAGCAGTCAATACAAGGTTTGCCCGCTGTTTTGGAATGACAGCGGCGACTGCTATCGCTTAAGAAACCAGAATGCGATTGAAGAGCTACTGAACGATGGTTGGAAGATTTCACGGGTGGATACCATGTCGCCAACGGAATTTCAATCTGGCACCACAGTCAGCGCCACGAACGTCTACGTTCTCGAAAAGCAAAACGAGGAAAAGCAAAACGAGGACACGAAAAAGAACAGTGTGTCAGAATTCCTCCCGCATGGTATGGGTCTACACGTGGAACTCGATACGAACGAAACATGCTACCTGAAAAGCGGATGGGAAGAACGCTGTGGCTATATCTACGGGCTTGCTGTGAGTTATACGGATAGTTCCGGCATCGTATCCTCGCGGCCTGACAATCCTGTTCCCATCGCAATCATGAATAGCCACGTGAGGCTAGCAGTCTCATTCGATGAACATGGAACCGAAACAACCAAGTAAAACGAGGATGCGAAATGAGCATCGCTGATGATGAAGCTGAGAAGGCGTATCCGACCGAGTACTGGAATGACGGTTCGGGCTGCAAGAAGGTTTTCGCTGCCAATACTGACGATTTGCAGGAAGCCTATATTCGAGGCCGCGAAGCGCCACCGTCTGACGTTGAGGTGGAGGCCGTGGCAAAACGCTTGCTATGGCGAAGCTGCAAGAAGTGGGATGGCATTGAAAGCGACTGTGTGGCGAAGGACGAAGACGATGCGTGGGATTACGCCGGGGAAATCTGCGGATATCAGGAAGACTACATCGACCGGGCGAAAGAAGTACTCGAAGTGGAACGACATGCGGTGACGGAATGAGACGGGATTATGTGTACGGGTATCCCACCAAGGATGAAAACTTCGTACGATGCTTCGTCGCGGTATCCTACGGCGGATACGAGCATCCGCATCCGAAGGTCACGTTCCACTCCGACCTGATGTACTGCATGGACTGTCGTAAATGGTTCTTACCCGTGTACACCAGTGATGTCGAATCCTTCCATTGGAAACCATGTTCAGTCTTACGTGCGCGAATATTCCATCATCGGGCATACGAGAGAATCATCAAGCAAATCAAGGAGACGAAATGATAGGAAACAGGAATATTCGACGGGGGCTAATGGCCGTGCTTGTGTCCGTGGCGATGGTTTTCCCGCTGGCCGGATGTGGGAATGAAGCGGATGCTGACGATGTTGAAGGCGGTAGTGACTGCATTGATGTGCGAGGCGACTTCACGGCCGATGAGTGCAGAATCGAGTTGCACGACGGCAGAACCGTGACATGCATCAACTTCGACACCTACAAGGGGGGAGGCGGTCTTTCCTGCGATTGGGACAATGCTGGCGGCAAGGACTTGGAGCAAACGGAATGAATGAGCCTACCGCCGACGAGATCATGAAAATGTTCGCGGTCGACATAGCAGTTCTTCGTCGTGGTAGGCGCAAGCCGTCTGAGAAGCCGCCAGTCGGAAAGAAGAAGGCGAAAGCGTCGAAAAAGCCGGTCAAGCTTACTGCGGAACAGCTCGCACGGAAACGTGAGCACACGCGACAGTGGCGGATGGCCCACCGTGAGCAAGTCTTGGAATACAACCGCCGATACAAGCTTGCGCATCGTCCGACATTCCACCATTTCAGCCGTGAGGAACAGGCGGCCTACGAACGTAACTACTACCTGCTTCATCCCGAGAAGAGAAAACGGAAGCGGGAGACTGTTTGAGACGTTAATCCAATACCGGTTGCAAGGTTGGGTGCAACCGGTATACTAGACATGTTCCGGCATTAATCGCACGCCTTCGGGCACCGGTGCGGAATCAACATACCATGATTTTGGAAGGCGTGCGATTGGCTGACTGCAAACTGTTGCGTTGCGGGCGTGAACGAGACGATACCAGGCAACTCTGCCCTGAATGTGAACAGCGGCTCCTAGCCGACTTGGAATGGTTCACGAAGAACATCGGATTTTTGGAAACCGACAAGATGAACCGCATCAACAAGAATCATGACGCTGACGGTGGCGGGGGAGGATACTCTGATAATCCGCCATTGCGAGAGCAAGTGTTCGACCTGCTGTATGAGGGAGACGAACGGGATGATAGCGTGTGGGGCACACTATCCGCGTTCGCTAAATGCTTAGGCGTCGAATACCTGAATCACGATCCGTTGAACGTGTTGGCGCAGCGGATAGCCGTGAAGAAAACCAAGCAAGGCGAACCCGCGTGTCTATGCTCAACGGCAACACCCGTGTACGCGCTTGAAATCCGCATCGCCCGCGACAAGTGCCAGCGCCTGTTGAATCAAGGCCATACGGTTAGCTTGGGCAACTGCCCCAACACTGACTGCAACATGCCGTTAAGCGCTGACGAGACGGCAAAACAAGTCAAATGCCGTGGATGCAGGAACGTTTGGAACATCAACTTTTTGAGGACACTCATGCAAGACAAGATCAAACACAGCACTTACACGGGGACTGCTTCGGACATTAGAAGCAAACTCCAACAGGCTGGATACCTCGTATCCGCGAACACGTTGAAATCATGGGCGCACAGGGGCAAACTCACCCCGGTACGCAAGGAAGGCAGACACCCAATCTATTGCATCGCGGACGTGTACATGCTGATGCAGCAAACCACTCCAGTGGACGATATTTGGGGACTCGTCGGAAAGGACAACCGGCAGTGAGCATCATCAGCATCACCGACAAGGGCAAGACCATCACCTATCACGCGCATCACATGCGCGACGTGATCGAACCAGTCAAACAGTACGGCATGTTCGGAGAGCAATTGAACGCGAAGAAAAAGCTCCACACGCTCACTTTCTACACGGAGGACTAATAATGCGAGTCAACATCGACTGTACGCTAATCCTCCTACTGTTGTCCGGCATGTTGGCACTCCTGAAAATCGGGGGCCAATTCCCATACTCGTGGATATGGGTGCTCGCACCCATTTGGATACCACTACTCGCACTGGCCGGTATCACAATCATCCTGATAATCGCTTGGATTATCGGCGTCATAGGCGCACTCATTCTCGAAAAGTTCGGAGACTAAATTGCAGATCAGCGGCAAGACAAACAATATTGGCTACGCTCACGCGAACGATGGTGGAGCAGACCTACGTTCCAACGAGGACACGATCATCTGCGCGGGTAGTCAAACACTCGTACACACAGGCGTATACATGGCTATTCCAGCTGGATACGTCGGCCTAATCTGCCCACGCTCAGGCTTGGCGTTGAAACACAACATCACCGTGATGAACGCGCCTGGTGTAATTGATGCCAATTATCGTGGCGAAGTCGGCGTAATCCTCAGAAACATGGGCGAACAGGCGTTTGAAATCCATGAGGGAGACCGGATAGCGCAGATCGTGTTCCTACCATACGCGCACATGCAATTCGAGCCAGTCAACGAACTGGATTCTACCGAACGTGGCGATAAAGGATTCGGCAGCACCGGCAAATAATCCGACAGCAAGAACACTCGCCAAACGGATACCCGACAACCCCAGACAGGAGCAATCATGAGAATCTACGTCGTCACTGCGAACGTTATGGACAGGGACGAATACAGGGATTACACGCTCAAACCGGTAGATAGGTGGCATCCGTATTTCACCATGAGCAGGAGACTGGCTGACCAATACGGCGAGTACGTGAGCATAATGGGCGTCTATTCCACGTTCGCTCAGGCGGATCATCGTTGGGATGAACTCGACCGTGAAGGCTTCGATGTTTTCCCGATCAGTGAATTCATCGTGGACGCGAACTGCTGGAAATACGTAGGAGGCTACGCGGAATGAACGGCGACGACAAACTCATGGCAGGCGCAGGGCAACACTAAGGGGGCACAATGAAAGCACTCGACTTCACCAAGAAGAAAAGCAAACTGGTAGACAAGCTGGTAAAACTCGGATTCCATTATCTAAGCACCGACAAGGAGCCAGATAGTCTGGGAAAACCCGCACGGCTGATAAACACATGGGCGAACGTCATGAATGGCGTGACCCTGCAGATCATCGATACGTATGACACACACCGTGTCTCAAACTACGAACTGATTTCAACACCGCTCAAACAAGTCATCATAACTGATGATTGCACTAACATAAGCGTCACCATGTCGGTCGAAGAGTTCATGGAATTGGAACGGATCACGAACAGCAACGGCAGCACATTCCCACGCCCGGAAACATCCTTCAAAAGAATTACCAACGAGAACTAGGAGACCACGCGGAATGAGCGAGACAATCACAGCAGACCATCTGAACGCCACGCACTTAGGCAAGAAGATAAGCATTTTAGACAATTGCGAAATCGTCATGTCAGGAAAACTCAAGGAGTTAAGAGCGACGCAATACTCCATGCCGGTGTACAGCAACGATATCGAAGCCGTGCCCGACGGCTATGGGAACATCACCGTTGCCCCGAAACTGAATTACGAAACTGTCACCGACATCATCATGCACCTGTCGAATCAGCTCAATGACGATATCAAGGCGACCGTTCATGGTGACACGGAACTGGTAATCGAAGTCAACGGAAAGTAGGGGAGTATGACGGAAAACACCACTGGAAAATCAACGAACGAACTGCTGATGCGCGTGTTGCAAGTCGAATCACCGGAACTGTTCGACGGAAGCGACTATCAGCCGGTACGAGTAGTCGGCTACGATTATTCGCCATTCTGCGAAGCGGTCTGCGAAACCTGTGGCGATGACCCCGAAATGCTGACCATCGCATTCGAGACGAAAAGCGGCGAACGTTACAGCGAATACTACGACTATTTTGGACTGCCGAACATTTTGGAAGCATTGGGTAAATGGGATAAGCAGTATGGGATGGATAATGAAATAGGACGGTGTTAAGGATGAAGTGGTTCACTAGTGACTTGCATTTCGCGCATCCGTTCGTGGCCGCGCTACGCGGATACGCGCTACCCGGATACGCTAAGGATGCATCGATCAAACAACAAACCGAACATGAGCATAAGCCGCTCAAGAACTGTGTTGACTGGCGGAAGCATGATGCCGACATCATCAGAAGCATCAACACGTATGTTGGCGAGGAAGACGAACTCTACATCCTAGGAGACATCAGTTCCGGTGATACGTGGAGCGTAGACCAAGCGATAATGCGCATCCAAAACCTGCATGTACCACGCAAGAACAGGCATCTGATTCTCGGCAACCACGAACTGCACAGTTCCAGCCGCACGCTGGAAAAGTTGGCAAGCGTGTTCGGGGAAGTCGGACAAGTCGGATTAACCGACATCACAAGCGGAGACGGAACCCGAACATATCCAGTATTGCTAAGCCACTACCAATGGCGTGAGGACTTCAAAGAAGCGAAACCAAAATATCAATTCTCAACCAACTGGAACGACCCAAATCTAGCCAAATACGCGCTACCACGCATGAACAACACGCTGCTCCTGCACGGACACACGCACGCGCATGACCCGCTTGAGTTCGGCAGGCATCACAATGAGATCAACGTCGGATTAGACGCATGGTGTTTCGAGCCAGTCAACGAAGCCGAATTGTTGGACAACTGGTTACAAACCGCGTCAGGCAACGTCTGAGTGGTCTACAATGGCCCTGTTAACAACAAATGCGTTTAACGAGTGTTCGCCAAACGTTGGAAACCGGCTTCATCATCCTCGGGATAACGGAACCGCGCTTCGATGCCCTGCGCTTCAAGGATCGCGGCTATCTCCCTGCTGCGGGCATTGACGATGGCGTAATCACCTTTGTCCCGTCCGTAACGGTCGTAGTGTTCCTGCGAACGATAGTAGAGCAAGTCAACATGGTCAGGCGGGTTGCCTTGGACTTCCTCAATCCCGTTCACCGCATCCAAAGCGGCCTCGACCGCTTCGACATGCTGCGTGAGCATACTTTCCAACCATGCCTGCGCGTCTGCCGGTGGTTCCGCCTCGCCAGGCTTCTCCCAACGTTTCACCGTCAACACGGCATTGCCGAAACGGTCGGCAAGCATCTTCTGACTGATGCCGCATCGCTCCCGTGCCGCACGAAAAGCGGCCTTCGATCCAAACGTCATCAAACCTCCAGACAATCATGAAAACACGGAAAACGTCGGCTCCAGCATGAAAAACACGCTGGAACCGGCAGAACAACGATTTTCAGCGGAATACGTCACGCCTTGACGCAATCGAACACCAGCAAATCGGAATCATCGGAATCCGTTCCGATCTTGGAGTCAAGACGCCACCCGTTTTCCTCAAGACACCGTTTGATGTCCTCCGTCCAATCATCCGCATCCACGTCGGACGGGGTGAACTCCAAGTCGTCCACAATCTCCCTATCCTCATGGAAATCGATGAAGTAATCGTAGATGCGGATATGGAACGTCGAATCCACGTCAAGCGGGTTCCTGAGCACCGCATTGTTCGGCTCCATCACGTCGATGTAGGCGTTGTGGGCTTCGATGCGCTCGGTCCATCCGCTGATGGTTTCAGGATCGTTCAGGTCGATGAACCAGTCCATGAGCTGCTCGGCGGTCAACGTGTCTGAGTAAGCCGAAAGCTCTTCGTACAGCTTGTCGTAATCGGATTGCGTGGACTCCTCGTCAGCGACGAGCCGCTCATACTTGGCACGGAGCCGTTCGGACGGGATGCAAAGCCATGCGTCTTCGGTTTCGCCGTCCTTGTCGAGCTGGCAATCATAGACGCGCTTTCGTAATTCCGACTTCGGGAACTCCAGTGCGAATGTGCCAGTCTCATTCCACTTGTGGCCTCTGGTTTTTTCGATTCGGATGGTAATCATTTCAGTCTCCTTGAGTCTGTGGGGATGCCTTGTGCTTCCCGTCTTGTGGTTACAAGTATATGATACCATTGGTATCATTTCAAGTCGGGCGTGTTGTGGAAATCAATCCTCCTTGCCCAGATAATCCTGCAATCCGTCGCCAGCTTTGCCATTCAGCCCGCGACGGGACATGTCGTAATAGTCGAGCATCTGCGGACTGTTCCACCCGCCTGCGGCCATGATGTCCCTGTCCGGTACGCCAGCGTCACGGGAGAGCGTGCAGAACGTCCTCCGCAGCGAGTGCGGCGAGATGCCAGGCACGCCCACGCGCAATGCCACGGACGATACGATGCCCACGGCGGTCTGCTGCCGCAGACGAGCGCCGGAATCCTCACGGAACACCGCACCATGCTTACGTCCGCCGATGAGTCGTGCGAGAGCCTTGGACGCCTCGGAGGGAATGGCCACACGCTGAGACCAGTCGCCCTTGCGGTCGAACCGCACCCACGGACGCCCGTCATTCAGATGACAGTCTTCGACATCCAATCCGAGCGCCTCACCGACCCTCGCGCCGGTCAACAGCAGCAGACTGCACAGGGCGTCCGTCCGCGCGTCCATACCGCGCGCTTCGGCCAGAAAAAGCCTAGCCTGCTCGCGGTCGAGATACGTGCCATCCGAATGACCATACATTTTCGGCCTACGCACATGCTCGCCCGGATCGCAGTCGATATATCCCTCCTCGCAGAGGTAGCGGTAGAGGCAGCAAACGACGCTCAGAGTCTTGTACACCGTGCTTTTCGCTGCTGGTCGCATGCCGCCGTCATAGGCGGCGAACACCTCGATATGGGTGCGCTTCGCCCGCAGCATGTCGATGCCATTATCCGCACACCAGCGGAGCCATCGTGATACGACGCTCCGATACCCCGCCCTTGTGCTCGGCGTCAGGCCGGCGAGAAAACCGGCGATCATGTCGCTCACCGTTTCCATATGCGCACCGTCTCCTTGCAAATCAAAGGCTTGTCAGCCGGCCCCTTGACAAAAGGCGGTATCCACTGGCGGCGGCGGAGCGAATGATTCGGCCCATACGCCTGATCGCGCCAGAAACCACGCACGATGAAACGATGCGAATACTCACGCCGCACCCGCTCGTCATCATCGGCGCTTCCACCCGGACGATGCAGGTTCTCACGCAGCACCAGCATCTTGACCTTGCGTATTTCCGGGTCGAAACGCGGCGGCAGCGGATGCGCCATATCGGGTTTCGCCGGTTTCGCCTCGCAGATATGCGGTTCCGCGCTCAACGCCCACACCGCGCGCAGCAGATCGCCGAACCATCGGAAACCGCCGACATGCTCATTGAAAATGCCGTTGGCGAATCTGATGACCGGCAGTGAGAATGATTTCGCGTCGCATTCCTTCAGAGCGCATGGATGGTCCGTGAATCCCATCAATTCGATATCGCCGTTGCCGTCGCATTGCCAGAAGAGCGCCGACACATGGGCGTCTCCGACCTTCCTTCCCGTCGCGTCGTCGGTCACGGGGAATCTGACCATTTGGACATCCCCGTCGAAGAAGATAAGCCCGCTTTGCGCCGGCGCTTCCGATTTCGGGAAATCACCTGCCCGGACGGTATCTTCCGCCAGCGCCGTCATGTCCCGGCTGATCCACCAAAGCTGCGCGACGGCGAGATTATCAGCGAAATTCCAAGCCGCTTCCATGCTCCGCTCGTATTGCGAGTGCGCAGCCATCTCCTCCTTTAATGCGACCCGCTCGTATTCCGCGAGTTTGTCGCGGATCAGCGGAAGGTGCGATGGGATGAGGCGAAGCCGTCTGTTCCTACTGCGCGTCATGTCAGTCAGCCTCCCCAAGACGGTCGAAAACCTTGTCATACGCTTTCGTCACGCATTCCAAACCCATGCGATACGCGCTCACGCGATCATGGTCAGACTCCGCCATGCGGCGCTGCCAATCATGCGGGAACGCCACGCTCAACAACGTCTCCCGCACGTCCGGTTTGACAACCTCGATTTTCTGCGGGAACATCGCATCAAAAGTGAGGACACACAAGGCGTAAGCCACCTGCAACGTTCGGTCAGACACGTAGCGGAAAGACTGTTCCGCCACGCGGTCAATCTCTTCCATAGACCACGGAACGGTAGCCGCCAACTTCGCGTACTCTTCCGCATCCTCATAATCCAAGCCGCCATTCATCGAATTGTCCTGAACCGTATCCACCAGGTATTCGTACAGTTCACCGATGATGCCCGCCGTGGAATGGACGAACACAGGCTCAAAATCAATAAAATAACTGCCGAACCACAGGCCGCAGACATGACCGACATAGCCGGTAAGCTCACGCGGCAGCATATTCACGTCAATCATCACAACACCTCGATTTCATCGTTGAACCCCATGAACTCCTGAGTGGTGAACCCGCCATCCTTGACAACGCAGTACAACCAACCCTGGAATCCACCCAAGCGCGCATCACGCATCCCACGAATCAAGTCACGCAGCCACGCGCACACAAGATACGTTTTCGACACGGGACGCCAATAACGCTTACGCTCGACCACATCAAAATGGTCATATGCATACATTTGCTGACCAACATGAAAATCAGCCCACAATTTCAACGTTTCCATGACACTCACGCCTCCCTCGAATCAACGTCACCGAACAGTTCATAACGCAACTGCGCATCAGCATCGAACATCGCCTTGTACGCATCACCAAGAGACTCATAGAAGACGCCATCCACACGCCATCCGTCATAGCCCTTGGAATCCAACGAACGGAACTCTCTCAGCGCCTCAAGCATCATCTTGCGCGTCAATCGATAATCCGGCACGTTCTTATGAAAATTACCGTCGAACCGGTCAGCAGCAACGTAAGCGTCACGCGCTTTAGCCGTATCGAATGGGACAACAGTACCAATCGGCTCATGGTCGAAATTGAAAGTGTTGACACCGTAAGGCCAATAAACAGCGTAAAAATGACGGGACATGGTAGAATCTCCTTGCAAATGGTTTGGTTGAGTTAATTACTGTTTGCAATGGCCGGACGGTACTGGAATATCGTCCGGCCAAACTTTTGTTAGAACAGGCAATCCATATGACGCGGATCAGGCAGATTGTCGGCAGCAGCGTTGATAACCGTGCTGAGATACGCGGTCAACAATGCGGGACGCTTACCGATCTCCTGTAATACGGCTTGAATGTTCGACTCGATGGACGAATAGCTGGTAGCATCCAAAGCGGCATTGACCTGCTGTGCTGTGATGACGACACGTGACATTTCATGCCACCTCGACAATCTCATGCTGAGCGAGGTACGCGGCCACGGACTCTTCCAACGTTTGGTCACTGCCACGCTGGTAGTAGTCGCGGTACGCAACCACGCCACTCTTACCGTCGAACGCGACATATGCGACGCGACGGCCCTTGGAATCACGGAAACCACGCGGCTTATGCGCATATCCACCAAACACGTCGGAAAGCTCCTTGACCGACTTGCCACCTGGAATCGTGACCACGCGCGCCTTGACGCCATGCTGCGCAATCACCTTCGGCGTCTCCTTGGACGGAATCGGCGGAACTTCGGGAATCTCAACCGTATCCGGTTCAGGCTCAACCGCCTGCGGTTCAGGGGCGACAACCGGCAAATCATCATAGGTTTCGCACATCTCAGGATGGTCACGCTCGGCCGGGGTGAGGAATGAAATGTCACGTGACACAACCATGCCGCCATCCTCGTAGGACAATTCCCAACCATGCTCACGGTCGGCGTCCGACAGGCTCACGCCATGCGCCGTATAATCCCCACAATCAGGGGAAACCATGCAATCGCCACGTTCCACGATCAACGGCACGTCACCGATCTCACTCACCGCCTGAGCATAATCAGACCCGTTAGGGTCAAGCCACGTGCCACCATCGGCACGATATGCGGCGGCAACACCACGCACCGCCTGAGCATTCTTCACGCCCGGAATCATCCGCCATGATTCAACACCATCCTTCATCTCGAAACGCCACACGCTCGGACTATTGACGGAATCGAAAAACATGAAGACACTGGACGAATTGACTGCCCACAGGCCGTTAACTTTGTTCGACATTTTAAAACTCCCTTGTATGAAAACTTGATTATTTGATGGGCCGTTCACCGCACGGCCCTGAGCGGTTTCACCATTCCAAAACCTTGCTACCGTCAACCAAAACGTATGACGTGCCGGTATGATTGCCGTCAACGCTTCCACGCCACTCACAAATACGCTCGTAACCGTCCGAAGTGCTACCGTCCTCCATGCCGCACTGCGGGATATTGGACAACTCGCGGTAGCTCGCTAGGTCGGCTTGGCCGTAATCCTTCGTGGCATAAGTCTCACGCCACCACGTCCACTGCTGCTCGGGCGTACCATGCGGATCGGCAACCGGCTGATCGGAAAGCGCTGTGGAACAAGCCACGCCGAAAGCCAACAGGCCAACAAGCACGGCAACAAGCAGAGTAATCTTCTTACGCATTGCGAACACCTCACTTGGAAAGAACGGAATCAACAACCGTGTAGAATCCGGTGCAAAACTCTCTATTGTGTTCGCTGTGCAGTTCCGCACGGCAACGTTTCGTTAACAGGCGGCGGCACTCACCAATCATGGCATGTTCACCGCGCGTATAGTATTCATCCATCAACCACCACGCGGCATACGTGGTTCCGTCAAGCCTGTTTTCATCAGGCGAACGCCAAGCGTTTTGATTGTGTGAATACGTAGTGTTGTACACGTTGGCGAGATACGCATACTCTGCGGAATCAGATTCACGAATATCAGGAAAATCAACTGTAACAAAAGACATTTTTAAAGCACCTCGATTGTGTTGGAATGCAATGCCCGAACGGGCTATATGAGCGTGATTTGATAGGCTCACGCCCGAAAGCCTGGAATATAGGGGGACTACTTGCGTTCCCCACCATTCAGGAAGTCAACGAACTTGTCTCTAGCCACGCCGTCAGCGGCGCAACCAAGCAGATCGCTACTGAGCACGTCATAGCCACAGCCGGTGACGAAGTAGAAATACCAATCATCACCACCACGGCTCAGCCAACAGGAACGCACGTATCCCGTAAGCTCGTACCGTTTGCACTCGAACCATTCAGCCAGCCCCTCGGCAAGCAGAGAATCGAACCTGAAACGGCCAACAGTGATAATGCTGCTCTCTTCCTCGCATACCCTCTCGTCGGCCTCTTCATCCAGCTCACCGTCAAGACTGTACCCGGCTTCGAGCGTGGCGAGATTGCGTAACAGCTCGTATGAATCGATACCGTCGAACGTGTCATGTTCCACAATCTCACTTGCATCAAACCAAGTGATTTCTTTGTAGATATTGTCGTCGAACTTCATTTCACGCCTCGCTCTCACCGGTCACGAAAGCACCGCATTCACAAGGCGAGGGGCCATACCCCTGATGTGCGCCGAACGCGACACAGCACTTATGCAGATTGGCGAAGAAACACACGTCACCTTCATACTTTGCGCTCTCGGAACGTAAGTACGCGAACACTTCATAAAACTCAGGCTTAGTCAACATTTCAGATACTCTCTTTCCAGCCCCCTTGCTAAAATGAGAGGGCTTAGTTAGTTAGATTGGTTAATGATTACTGAGCAATTGAGCCGGATAGTTGCAGCTATCCGGCTCTACTCATTCGTGAGCTACCGCACCCATAAAGAGCACCGATAGCCCTGGCGGATTACTTAGAATCTGCCGAAGTTTCAGAATCAGAATCAAGTAGCTTACGTGGATTACGCACCTTAAGTGCGTCACACAGCTTTATCGCAGTGGCTAAGGTTAAGTTAGCCTCAGAGCGCCTACCGCTCTCGATATCTGAGATGTTGCCGCCTGACATGCCAACCTTTTCGGCTAGCTCTCGTTGCGTCAACCCGCGTTTCGTTCTTAATTCTTTTAATCCCATGGCCTGCTCCCTTCTTGGGTTAGGGCCATCGTAGACCACTCAGACGGTGCGAGACAATTCCATGCCGGCAATCGCACCACATTGGCGACTCGGCGACGGTTCAGCCTTGCATGGTGTGAGGGTGCATCATGCCTAGTCGCATTCCGTAGCGTCCTTGTCGCGTCCACTCTTCAGTTATCAATCATCCATGCCGCGCCTGTTAGGGGGGGGCTTCGTGTCACCGTCTTTGCGGTGGTGGCCTTCGTGGTGGTGACCTCTTCATCTCTGTCCTTTCCGTTGTCGTTTGCTTGATGGCTCTCACTATACACGTCCTACGTATGTAGTGCAAATCAAGTCAACATAGACCATGCCAAAACCATTGCAAACACTAGCATTCGTCGGCGTGTCGCAACCACCGCACGGCGGCAAAAAGACGGCGGGCGCCACAGCCACGGCCGCGCCGCGCCACGGCCACATCCAGGGACGCCACGGCAACGTCACGACGGCCACACCCAGGGACGCCACGACATCCAGGGCACGACGGTCACGCCACGGCACGGCCACAGCCACGACGTGACCACGACGGCCACGACGGGCACGGACATGATCGCATACAAAGGAACGTGCCCGCGCGATACCACACGACACGCCAAAACACAATCGCACAAACGTTCCAACGTTGCACCATGCAACAAACACCCCCGTGGGGGAGTGTCCCCCCGGCGCAAAAAGCAAGGCCGCTGGGTCTCTGGTTTAAAGGCTGAATGTGATTTTCGAGGGTATTTGGAAAAACTCGGACATGGCGCGACGGGTTGGAATGGTGCGGTTTTTGCGGTGCTGGCGAGTGGTGGGGCGAGCTGGTGTGGCATATTTAGTTGCTGCAACCGTTGCTGCACCCTACATATTGTGTATAATGTTCCTTGGATTGATGTTGATGGCGGTGAAGCTAGCTTAAGCCACATCAACGTCTGGCTGTCCACTCACACGGGGAGTGTGAGGATTCTAGATGCGGTACGGTCAGCAGTCCGACCGGTCTATCCTGGACGTGGCCTATATGGACTCGTGCCTATTATTTTGGGCTGGTCTGCAATCCTGTTGGCACAGCCTTTTGGTTGTCGGGTTCGATTCCCGAGGTTTGCTCTAGGTTTCATGGGGGTAGCTGCCTGTGAGATCGATGGTATTGCTCGAATATCCCCGCTGGAACATGTGGGGGATAAGAGGCTCCCTGCCTTAATCAGGTGGTTGATGACCGAAGGGGAGGCACGGCCAAACGGGTGCATATATACATACACGTTCCTTGCCGTTGGTGGTAAAGCCCATTCCACCATGCCGAACGTCCTGACGACTTGGACGTTAACTAAGTCGGGTTTGGAATGTTGGCAGAGTGGTTTAATGCAACTGTCCCGAAAGCAGTCGCACTGTGAAGTGCCGGAGGTTCGAATCCTTCACATTCCGCGTTGGGGAAGTAGTACTACCCCCGAGGGCAAGTGCCTACCGCTGGTGTTGGCTTGTCTGGAGATGAAAGCGGCGGACGCTTCCGTAACGGCGGCTTGGCGGGGATTGTCATGCTTCATGGGTGTGACCATCCTCGCATATGGCATTGGTGCAACCGGTAGCATGGCGGTCTCCAAAACCGTCGATGTTGGTTCGAGTCCAACATGCTGTGCTCAGCCTATCCACATGTTGTGGGAAAGGTCTCCGGAGTCGTCTTGTGGCGGCTCTAGTTTTAGCTGACCCGCCTAGTCTGCGGGAACAGTCTCCTGAGCCGTTGCGGCGGCTCTTGCTTTTGGATGCTTGGCAGAGTGGCTTATTGCACCACCTCGCTAAGGTGGCGACCGGGAACGGTTCGGGGGTTCGACTCCCTCAGCATCCGCGCGCCGTGGCTGGCGGTAAAAAGCCATTGTGATGATGCCATTGGTTCCTTATGGCTCTCTGGGGGTTGAACGAGCGTCCCATGCTCCTGTTGTGGGTGGAGTGTGGGACGCTTGTTCTTTTGCTTTGGTGGCGGAATGGTAGACGCGGCGCACTCAAAATGCGCTACCTGTAGGGTGTGAGGGTTCGACTCCCTCCCGGAGCACTTGGGTTGGTTGATCTGAGAACTTTTCCTGCTGGGATGTTTCCCCTTTGGCGTGTTTTCCTGCTCAGCGCCGGCCAACCCTGTTTTTGTGGAGGCATTGTGGCGTGGTCTAGTTCCCATCGTAAGAAGCGGTTCAATCCTGATTGGGAGAGGACACGCTTGGTTGTGTTGGAGCGTGATGGGCATTGCTGCCAGTGGCCTGTTCGTGACATGTGGGGTGATGTTCACCCGTGTGGCGCTCCCGCGAATGAGGTTGACCATAAGCGTCGTGATGGTGTCCGTGATGATGATTCGTTGGATAACCTGTGGGCTTTATGCCATTGGCATCATCAGAGGAAGACGGAGAACGAGTCTGCTGAGGCGCGTCGTAGGAATGCTGAACGGCGCAAGGAGGAAGAATGGTATTCTCGTCCGGCGTTCAGACATGTGTGATTGCTGGGTGTGACGAGAAGGCCATCTCCCGTGGCATGTGTCGTACTCATTATGACCGGTGGCGTTATACGGGTTCGCCTGTGAAGCCTGTTCGTGCTCGCGTGTGCATTACGTGTGGACGCGTGTTCGAGCTTCGTTCGATGTCGAAGAAGTTTTGCAGTGATGCTTGTCGTAAACGGTTCAAGCGTAATAGTGAGCAGTCCAGGTATTCAGTTGATGATTCGCCTAATCCGATCATCAGTTCGGAGCGTCCGAAACGTGAGAAGCCTTCTGGAATGGTCGTTGACCAGTTTTCGGAGGCTGATGTGTGGGATGGCTGTGATGGTACGTGTTTCGCGTGCGGCAAGCCTGTTTCTAGTGATGCTATGAGTCCTATTGCTGCTACTCCGGCGTGGATTGTTCCACCGGAGGATGGTGGGGAGCCGTCGTTGGCTAATAGGGCGATTTTTCATTATGGGTGTATTCCGCGTCATGCGGAACGCTCTTCTGGTTTGACTGCCCGACATGGGCGGAAGGACGGCAAGAATGGCGGGAAACGGAAGAAGGTCAGCTAAGGGCAAGGGTAAGGATCTTCCTGCTGTCGGCGGTGGTTTCGATGAAGTGAAGCCGTTGGATGGGTTGAAGCCTGATTGGGAGTTTGAGGAATTGGAGCCTATCGGCCCTGATTTGCCTGATGCTACCGAGTTGAATCTTATCGACGGTAATTGGAGTCTGTTTGTTCGTAAGTATTACGAGAGTTTCCGTCGTAGTCCACAGGCTCGTCAACTGCGTACTCAATGGGAGTGGTTGAACTTCATTTACAAGATGGCCGTGATGGATAAGAGCATCAAGAAGCGTTCGTATGACGGTTTGGCTCCTGAGATGCGTCAGAGCATGAACCAGTATGGTGACACGCCTGATGCGAAACGCAAGTTGAAGTTCGACGTTCCAGAAGCCGACGATAACGCGGCTGGCGTGAATGGTTTCCACTTGCGTAATGATATCGAGGATTACAAGCAGCGTAGGGCTGGTCTGATCTGATGCATGACGTTATCCCTATGCTGTCCGCTCAGGATAGGGAACGTTCCCTTGGCTGGCTGGCCGTCTGGTGGATTGAGACGTTCACTGTGATTGGTCGTGGTGATGCCACTGGCCGTCGTATCCGTCATACTCCTGAGTATTTCCGTTTCATTGTTGACTGTTATGCGTTGGATAAGCATGGTCGCAGGCGTTTCGGCCATGTGTTCCTGTCGCGTCCGAAGGGTTGTAACAAGAGTGGTTTCGCCGCCGAATTGGCCTTGTTTGAGGCGTTTGGCCCTTGCCGGTTCGCTGGTTGGGCCAAGGGCGGTGAGACGTACACGTTTCTTGGTTGTACGTACACGTATCGGAAGGGCGAGCCTATGGGCCGTCCTATCCAATCCCCGCTGGTCACTTGTTTGGCTACTGCCGAGGAACAGACCGGTGAGATTTACGATACGGTCTACTACAACTGCACGGAAGGCCCTTTGAGTCTCCTTGCCGGTCGTGGCATGGATGCCGGTACCACCCGCATCAAGCTGCCGCAGGGTGGCAAGATCGTATATTCGGGTAGTTCAGCTCGTTCCTCCGATGGTGGTTTGCAGACGTTCATCTGCTTTGACGAGACGCACCAGTACAACAACAAGCGTCTTCGTGACACTTACGACATTATGACGCAGAATCTGACGAAGCGTGGTGTCGAGGCTGACCCGTGGTTTTTGGAGACCACGACCATGTACTGTCCGGGTGAGAACAGTGTGGCCGAGCAGACGTATAAGACTGCCCGTGATTTGGAGAGCGGCAAGCTGACCGATTGGGAGGACTTGCTGTTCGACCACCGGTATTCCAATATTCGACGTGATGACTTCTCGAATAGTGAGAAGCTGGAACATGCGATTTATGAGGCGTATGGTTCGGCTATGAAGTCTCCCGATGATAGGGATTACATTTTCCTTCCTGATGGGCGTATGGTGCCTGTTGGCAAGGATGGGCGTTCGTCCGAGGGGTGGAGTCTTCGTGACAAGGGCGTTGAGCCGGGGCCGTCGAAGTATGGTTGGAATGATTTGCGTAGGGTCAAGAAGAGGATTCTCGACCCGGCGTATGACCCTGATAATGCCACGCGCTTCTATTTCAACAATCTTTCGTCCGCGCGTGATTCGTGGCTGAGTGAGGATATGATACAGGCTCACGTCTGCTGCCGTGACGTGGTCGAGCATGCCATCAGCGTGCGTGACGTGATCGAGTTGGACGAGGCATGGCAGAAGGTCGTGTCCCGTGATGAAGAGATCACGCTTGGATTCGATGGTTCCGTGTCTGATGATTCGACTGCGTTGGTTGGCTGTCGTGTCCGTGATGGGATGCTGTTCCTGATAAAGCTTGAGTCGAAGCCTGATGGCCCGCAGGGGCGTAAGTGGCGTGTTGACCGTGATTCGTTCGACGGCAAGGTTCGTTGGATGATGGGTAATTACAACGTGGTCGGCATGTTCGCTGATACGGACGAGTGGGAGCCGTATATCGCGCAATGGGAGTTGGATTTCGGCGGCAGGTTGAGCGTGTGCCCACGGTCGAACGGCAGTCATATCAGGTTCCCGATGAACGGGTACAAGCGTGATGTGATGTCCGAGTTGAAGACCATGTATGCGGCGTTCAACGAGCCTATGCGTGATGTTCCCGAAGGTGCGGAGCCGGATGTGACGAATGTTCGCCTGTTCGCTGATCCGCGTCTTATCGACCATTTCCGTAACGCTCGTCGTAGGGATAGGCCGGAAGGGTATCTGGTGTTCAAGGAGACGCCTAACTCGCCTCACAAGATTGATGCGATGATGGCTGGTTTGCTCGCGTATCGTGCGCGTGACATTTATTTGGGTGCGGCTATGGAACAGCAGGATGTTGGTTTTGCTCCCGTACGTGTTTGGTGAATGAGTTTGGAGGTGTGGTCGTATGGCTGATTCCGTGAGCCTTGTCGCTGGCGATGACGAGCCGGGCGGGGATGGCATGGTGTTGACCGACCTTGCCAACAAACTTGTGGCGCGTATCCCCACGTTGTGCATGTTGAAGACGTTCTATGACGGTATGGAGAAGGTGCCGACGAGAAGCATTCCGAAGTCCACGAATCAGAATGGTTACGCTGTCTATCAGCGGTTCGTCAGTATCTGCCAGTTGAATTTGGCGAAGCCTATCGCTGACGCGGTTATCCACCGTCAGCGTCCTACAGGGTTCCGTCTGGTGGCGGATAAGACGATGCGTGACACTGATGCGGATGACATGTGGACTTCGAGCCGTATGGAGTTGAAGTCTCGCCAGTTGTTCAATGATTTGAGCGTGTATGGCAATGCTTACGCATTCGTGCAAAAGGATGCGTTGCCGTCTCATATCAAGGTGTTGTCGCCGTGGGTCACATATGTGAGCGATGACGAGGATTCGGCTGTTGCCTACTCGTATGACGAGATGAACAGTGTCGAGATGCTGACATTGTTCAGGTTGGAACGTAATGATGATGGTTCCGTGTCGAATGTGTACAGCCGTACCGCTAAACGCGATTCTGATGATCGTAGTTTGCTTCTCGAAGATGATACTGACGTTATTTACAAGATTGCAAATGATGATAACGCCGTTCGACCGACGTTACCCAACGATTTTGAGTGGGATGGTGCGGCTGATACCGATTACGATTATGCAAAATCGTGTTCCAATCTTCCCGTGGTGCGCATTCATGCGCCGGGTGGCAGGGGACAATTCGAGCCGCATATTCCGGCGTTGAACGCCATCGACCAGCAGCGTTTCCAACGATTCTGCATTCAGGAGATGCAGGCGTTCAAACAGCGTGCGGTCAGCATGGGCAACATGCGCCAGTATTACATCGAGTCCGACCCGCAGGTTCGTGATGGTCTCGTTAATGCGGGTGACAAGATCGACTACAAGGAACTGTTCAGGCAGGGGCCTGACGCCTTGTGGCTGGTTCCGGGTGATGCGAAGTTCTGGGAGTCCGGCGTCACGGATATTACGCCGTTGGTGACGGCGTTGAGCGCCGACATCAAGCATTTGGCGGCGGCGTCTGGAACTCCGTTGGATATTCTTTCGCCTGATGTTTCCGGTTCGGCCGAGGGTGCCCAGTTGAAGCGTGAGGGGTTGGTTTTCAAGGTCGAGGATATGAACGCGCGTGCGAATGACGGTTTTACCCGCATTCTTCGCATGGCGTTGGTTGCTGACGGCAAGTCGAATGCGGCTGACGAGCGTTTCGAGACCGTGTGGAAGCCGATTAATCCTCCGTCGATGTTGGAGCAATGCCAGGCTGCCAATTATGCGAAGGGTGTTCTGCCTGTGAAGCAGATCATGCGTCGATGCTTCGGTATGACCGAGATTGATATTGCCGAGGCGATGCAGGATTTGATGGATACGCAGTTCGCCAACGCTTTGGCCGCTGAGAACAAGGCTGTTGACGGTAAGACCTCTTCCGAAAAGCAGGACATGTTGGATGACGGATTCGATAATGCCGACATAGACGCTGATACGGATGACGATGATTTGAGTGTGGATGATGGCAGCAGCGGTAGCGACGAGTCTTGAAGTAGCGGCTAACGCTTTTGAGAAGTCCCGTGAAAAGCTGGTGAACGCCTATATCCGTCAGGCGCGTTCCGCTTGGGATGCGTTGACTCCTTCCGACTTGTGGAATGATGCCGTCACGTATGGCGTGGCGGCTCGCATGGCGATGTTGGAACTGTCGATGCTCGCGCAGATTCGCCGGTTGGCTATCAGCTATGCTGACGAGACGTTGCGGCAGATTGGCGTGAACCCGTCAGGTTCGATGCCGGGGTTCACGTATCCACGTGTGAACACTGACCCGTGGCTTGTCGCGCAACGTCCCGCTGACTCGTATCGTTCCGCCGCCGTGAAGTCTCCGAATATTCGTCCAATCGAATGGCCTAGCGCCAATGATAAGGCGTATGCGGAGGTTTCCAAGTGGATTAACTCGTTGCATACCCGTTTGGAGACGGTTGTGAACGAGAATGTGGAGCGTATGGCTACCAGTACGACCATTGGCCGGTATAGGCGTTGCAAGGTGCTTCAATACAGGCGCGTACTGCATCCCGAACTGTCCAAGGGTGGTTCGTGCGGTTTGTGCATCGTGGCCGCTGACCGTTGGTATTCGACCATGCAGTTGTTGCCGTTGCACGCGAATTGCAAGTGTGGCGTGGCTCCTGCCGGTGATGATTCAGACCCCGGTTTCCAGTTGAATCAGAAGGATTTGCAGAACTTGTATTCGGAGGCTGGTGGTAATACCGCCGACCGGTTGAAGAGTGTGAGGGTTCAGACCATCACCAATGGTGAGTTGGGTCCTGTGCTTTTGGATTCCGAAGCTAGGGATACTCCTAATCCCGTTCCCGATAAGGATTCTCAGGCGTGGCATACGCCTGATCGTAAGGTTCTTCGTTCCCAATATGAGGCGATGAAGGATAGGGCGTTGGAGTTTTCCAAACGGTACAAGCAGGTGAATGACACGCATAAGAGTGTCACGTTCACTTATGACGGTAGGACGTACACGTTCAAACCGTCGAAACATTTGAAAAATGCGTGGGCGAATCAGCGCACGCTTCTCAACCAAGTGCAGTCATTGTTGTGACTGTTTCCCGAAAGGAAATTGTTGGCTTATGGCTAATGAGAGTGAAGAGTCCGTCAAGGACGAAAACGTTGACCAGTCCGGCAAGGCTGGTCAGGAGCCTGAGCGGAACGCTCCAATCGAACCGGTTGAATCGGATGATGCCGAGAAGAAGGTTGAGTCCGAGAAGCCTGTTGATTGGAAGTATCTTTCCCGCAAGCATGAGAAGCAGGCGAAGGAGAATTACCGTAACTGGCAGGATGCCAAGTCCGAGGCTGAACAGGCGGGGGAGCGGTTGCAGGATGCTCTTATCGAGAATGCGCGTTTGAAGGCGCAGCGTAAGCATCCTGAGCTTTCCGACGCGGATTTTGACGAGTTCTGCAAGGAGACAGACCCGGAGGCCATCGAGTCTTGGGCTGATGCCATATCCAAGCGCTTCGGCTCCACTGGCGTAGGTGGCGCGAATGTTTCCATGTCAGGTGAGAAAGCTTTGTCCGCTGGCAATGGTGGTGCTCCGAAGCTTCGTGACGGTAGCTACAACGATTCGTATAAGGCAGCGCGAGAGCAGATGGCTAAGAAATACGCTTCGCGTCACGCGAAGTGAACCAAGTTTTGAAGATTTTAGACCCGCCTAGTGCGGGTTTTCGTGTTTTTAGAAGGAGTTTAGCGTATGGCTAACGAGATTGAGCAGGTGCATAGCACTGGCATTGTCACCGTCAAGGACGATCAGTCCTGGCGTTTTGGCGAGCAGCCGCATGGCACGTTGGACGTGACTTTGGATTTGACCAAGTTCAATGTTTCCGACAATGAGAAGCTCCAGAAGTACATCACCGGCTATGGCCCGAAGGCTCAGACTGTGTACATCAAGAGTGGTCTGCCGTTGGGACGTATCACCGATACTGGCTTGTATGGCCCGTATGACAAGGACGCCTCGGATGGCCGTAATGCCGTTGCTGGCCTGTTGGAGTCCCAGTTGACCGTGAACGTCGTGCTGTCCGGTTGGGAGCTTGCCGATGGCGATAATGCGGCTCTCCGCTACCGTGGCGACATCATCAAGAAGAATCTTCCGGTCGTGCCGGATGATAACGCCACTTGGAATGGTGAGTTTTACGACATTGACGAGACCACCGGCAAGGCGACTCGTCTTGGCGCTGCCGCTGGTGCCGCTGGTCAGAAGGGCGCGGATGGTAAGAATGGCGCTTCTGTGAAGGCCATCAAGCTCACTGTCGATGCCAGTTCTGGAAAGGTCACTGGTGGCACCGCTACTCTGACCGACAACTCCACCATCAATATCACCGTCTCCTGATTTTCGGTTCAGGCATTCATAAACGTTGACCCGCCTTATGGCGGGTTTTCTCATATTTAGGAGGAAATAGATGTCTACTCTTGACAAGAGCATCATCACACCGTCCGAAGCGTCCGGTATCGCGCAGGCCGCCTTCGACACGGTTAACAGTCTGTTGCCGTTCAGCAACGTGTTTCCAATGAAGTCCAATGATGGGCAGACCACTGTTTCTTGGACTCCGGTCATTCCGGCTGACGCTACCAGCGCGGTTGATTTCCGTGCTTGGGATGCTGAGGTCGGCTATGGTGCGTCCACCAGCAAGACCGCTGAGGAATACACCGGCCTTATCCCGCTGTCCAAGAAGATGCACATTACCGAACGTGAGCTTATCGGCCATGTCGGTGACACCACTTACCTGCGCAATAAGGCGGAAGAGCATATCGACCAGTTGGGAGCCGAGGCCGCTATCCGTGCAGAGCTTGCCCGTATCGAAGTCGCCATGAACGCGACTTATACGATCAACGCTAAGAACCTGCATAACAAGTACACTTTCCACCGTCCTACCGCATTGGATAATTTGAAGCTGAGCGATAGCAAGAAGTGGAGCGATAACACTTCCACCCCGCTTATCGATATTGAGACTTGGGTGGAGACCATCAAGAAGCAGCATGGTCGTGTGCCGGGAGCCGCTTTCACCACTTCCGCCGTTATCGATGCTCTGCGTACCAATGAGGAGTTCCGTACCGCAGCGTCCGGTTCCAGCCTGACCAATTCCAAGACCCGTCTTACCCGTAACGAGGTTCTGGATGTTCTGCGTTCCGAAGCGAACCTTACCGACGTGCGCATGATCGATGTCATGTACTCCGATTTGGAACGTGACCACGGTATCGTCCTGCCGGTTGACATCAACACTCTTATCCCGTCCAGCACCTTCGTGATGCTGCCGAGCTTCAACGACACCAGCCTTGGTTTCACCGCCGATGGCCCGACCGTCGAAGCCACTGACGCCGAATACGGTATCAACAAGAGTGTGAACGATGGTCTTATCGCATGCATGCTGTCCGATCAGGCCCCTGTGTCCTATGACGTGTATGTGAACGGTTCTCTCATGCCGATTCTGGTTCAGGCCGTCAGCACCGCCAAGGCTACCGTGCTCTGACGTTAAGGACGGTGCAGCATGGCCACTGTTGATATTGATTTCATGAAGTGGCTCAGGATAAACGCTCTCGACCAGCCGGACATTCTCATATCGAAGTATCCGAATGAATGGCTGTTGAACAAGCTTCTTGTAGCCAACGACATGATTCAGGTGGAATGCCCTGATGCCGTCTCGCGTTTGCAGAACGGTTATCTCAGCGAACGTTCCTACGCTTACGTCGCTTGCCAGATGGTGTTGCGCGTGGTGCGTTGGAGACAGTTCAAGTCTGAGACGAACGGCTCGTACACGTATACGAACGTTGACCCGCAGTCCAATCCGCCCGGCACTGACGGTTCCCCGAACCTGTATGTGTCGAAGCGTGAGAAGGCGTTGCTGAACGGTTACGGCGAGGATAGCGTGCCGATGGGCACGATGTCTATGGGCCTTGACCGCGCGTATGGATTGTGAGTGGTCTCATGTCCGACGATTTCGATTTGGGGCACCTGTTTGATTGTGATGACCTGTCCGCGTTGGGCGGAGGCCACTTGTACGACAGTGAACCCGTGGATAAGCAGAAGCCCGACGATTTGCTTCACCGTGATGTGATTGTGTTCGAGGGCATGATGCCTTGGGTCACTTGTCATGGGAGCACGACGGTTCCGAAATATTTCGCCGCCGATGGGAGTCTTGCCGATCCGCGTCTCGTATCTGATGCGTTCCGTTCCGGCAGTCAGAGTGAAGCATTGTCCGCGTATACGGCTGATGTTCACAAGGTTTACTGCTGCGTGGTTGGTCGTACTCAGAAGAATTCGGTCATGTCGGAGAATTGGGCGCAGGATACGACGCCTGACAAGCATGGCGGCAATCGTGAGATGAATCAGGTGAAGGTTCTCGCGCCGGAATGGCATGGGGATTTCTATTCACGGTTCTGGTTCAATGGCTCGTGTTTCGAGGTTGATGGTTCGCCTGTCTACTTGCCGCATTCGTCTGATATGGCGAAGCATTACGAGTTTCCTGCCCGGCGTATTTACGCGGCTGAATTGGCTCGTAACAGGGTGAGTCCTCCTGTTCCACCGGAAGGGGCTGAAACATGGGGTATGTGAGGCTAAGACATGATTTGAACTTGCAGATAGCGATAAGGTTCGGCAGCAAGGCCACCGCCCCGCACGCGGAGAAAGTGGAAGCCAAGGCCAAGGCTTTGGCTAACGCCCGTGCCGTGCATTCCAGTGTTGCCGACCGTATTGATATTTCCACGCACGCTCACGGCACGCATACGTCCGTGATTATGAGTGTTCTGGGACGTGATAACAGTCAGATTGCGGCGCATCTTGAGTTCGGATATTTCAACAAGTGGGCGCAACGGCATCTTCCAGGCAAGTTCATTATGAGCGAGGCTAAGTATGGCTGATTTGAGTGTGCGTGCTCCGTTGGATGCAGAGGGTTTGGTTGATGCGCTGTTCAAGCGTGTCGATTTCAAGTCCGCTGGTTTCGACCGTGTGGTTGTGCTTCCTCGTGCCATTGCTGATACGGATTCGTTCGCCATCGACCATGATGTTGTGATCTGGCATTGCGGCTCTCCAGCCCAACCGGATTGGAATGTGAAGGCGTGGGTGTGGCGGTTCGCATTGTCGTTGACGGTGGTGAACCGTGACCCTGACCTTAACTACCAGTTGTGCTCGTTCCTGCATGAGACGATTTCCCGTTGGCCTTACGACGATTCAACCGAGTTTGGGCGTGTGGGTGCCATTCCCGACAATCCCATGTTCGAGCTTGTCGCCATTGGCGACATCGTTACCACGAAGACCGCTGTGGTGCGTTCCTGCACGAAGCTGATTCAGGCTGGCTCTCCCCGCTGACCGTTTTTCCCTCATATTTTTCCATTTCGCATACAACCCCATGACCGTTCCGGCATGGGGTTTTCTTGTATGCGCGAATCTTGAAAGGATTCCTTATGGCTGATACCAATGTAGCCATTAACGCCACCAGCGTCACCGAGGCGGTGCGTGGTGCCGTGTTCCTTGCCGATGCGGATGTTATTCCAGCCAAGGCTGATCTTGCGAAGTTCACGTTGAATGCCGAAAGCGTGACTTTGGCTAATGCTGGTGGCAGTGGTTCCGCTCCTGTTTTCTATAATCTGGGCCACATGTCCAACGACACTCTGCCGGAGTTCTCGTTGGATGGTGGTGATGCGACGACTCTTGCCACTTGGTTGGAGGCTTCGTTCCGCACCTCCTATTCGGAGACTACAGGCAAGGTCACTATGTCCAGTGTGCAGGGTGACAAGAACACGTTGAAGACCATTTACAACGCTGTTGACATGCCTGATAGCGCTGGTGTGGCGTTCAGCCTGGTGAAGACCCCGAAGGCCAAGAGCGTGTTCATCCTGTGGGAGGATACGAACACCAACGACCGTCAGGGCTTGCTGCTGCCGAACACCGATCTGGCGTTCAGTGATCTGCCGAAGCTGAGTACGAGCGGTTTCACCGAGTATGGCATCGAGGGCACCATCAAGACCTCGAAGAAGCTGCCGAAGACCAGTGACGGCAGGTATACGTCCGTCGCTATTTACGACACTGCGGATTTCAAGGCCAAATAGCTGACTAACGGAGCCAATTCCAAGCCGACTGGGAAACAGTCGTTGGATGGTCAATCCGCAATGGATGCGGTGACGGTTGATGGGTCTGACACCGAACAGGCCGTGCCGACCGTCTGAAATCCATGATTCTTCCCAACCGCCTGTGCCTCCATCCGGGCGGCTGGGATTCACTCATATTTTTCCGATGGGGGTTTCCGATGGGGGATTTTGATTTTTATGACCGACAACACTGAGAACACTGAAGCTGTTGAGACTGTTTTCCCGACCGAATGGGATGGTTTGAGGGAGTTCGACGAGCGTCTTCACGACCTGCCGGACATGGTTCAGGCTGAGGATTTCACTCCGACGCAGACCGCCTTGTATGCGGTTACTACCGGACGTTTGTTCGCCCGTATCGACCAGTTGCGTGACTTTGGATTCTTCGGTGACGTTGACGGTAAACGCAAACGTAAGAACGCTGACGATGACATTATTCTCGCTTTGGCCGAATACGTCGAGTATGCGGATCGGTGGTTCGAGTCGCTTGCGGTTGACAAGGACGCATACCGCGAGTGGGTGAAGGGTCGTGAACTGGCTGACCTGTTCGCCATGTTCGCCACTCTTGTGCGTTTCTATTCGGAGCGTTTGGGAAAATCCAACGCCTCGAAGACGCGCTCCGTGAGTGCCGAGTAGAGGTTGTCTGTGATTTCCGCCGATTCTATGGTGTGAATTTTCCCGCTGACATGCGGGTGTATGGGCCGTCGTTCCTTTGTGACCTGTTGGACGGGTTGGAGGGTATCGACGGCTCTTTGTATCGTGCGTGGATTCTCCAACATGGGTCAAAACCGGACAACAAGGGTGACAAGCGGCATCGTAAACGTCGTTTGGGCTACCTGTCGTACAGTCAGGATTCCTCGCTCCTGTTGGATATGGCGAACACGTTGGAGTCGTTGCGTGTGATGCTCGCCAAGTATATGGGTGATAAGAACGCGAAGCCCGACATGATTCTTCCTCCCGGCTCGGAGGATAACGGCGGTAAGCGTTCCTTGAACACGTCCGGTATGAGCATCGCCCAGATTTCGGGGATGCTTCACGGCACGTTCGGCGGTTCGGCCTGATTTTTCCGATTATTCCCGCATCCCATTTTTCTTTGTTCCTTTCTTTCCGTGGGGTGCGGGATTTCTTCTTCTCGTTTGGGGTGTGCGTATGGCCGAGGGTATTTTTTCAGCAGGTAAGGTCGGCGTTGACGTAGTTCCTGTGACTGACGGGTTCTATGCGAAGCTTGATGCCGAGTTGGCGCGTATTGCGAACAAAAGCGTCGATGTTACCGCGAATCTTGATCTCGATGATGGGATGGCCCGTAGAAGCCTCGACCGTTGGCGTAATGAGAGTGCCGAGATCAAGTTCAAGGCCGATGACTCCCAGGTTCGCCGTCTCGCTGCGAAATGGGATGACAAGCAGTTCACGGCGGATTACGTGCTGGACGCGCGTAAGACGATGCGCGAACTGGACAAGGTGCAGCGTGAGCTGACCAAAACGAACGCCAAGACCGACATGTACAAGGCGTGGGGCAAGAACCTTACGGGCGTAAAGGCGTATGAGGATGCCGTAAGGAAGAGCGCGTCACTGACCCGTAAACAGTCTCAACTGTTGACCGACGAAGTGTCGAAGCGGATTCGGACGATTCGTGGAATGCAGGACTCCTTGTTGAAGGACAGTCCTCTTGGCTCCGGCAACCTGTTGGATATGAAGGCTGCGAACGCTCAGGTTCGCAAACTCCGCACATTGTTGAAGCAGGTTGAGTCTAATCCCGCCAAGGTTTCCGTGGCGTTGAAGAACGAGGATTACGTCAAGACCATGAGCGGTCTTGAATCAGTCATCCGCAAGAAGGCGAAGGCGGCTGATGAGAACAGTCGCGTCAGCTTGTATTTGGATGGTGCCGACAGGCTCGAAGCTCGTTTGAAGGCGTTGGAGCATACAAGGCTTTCCATTCCAGCTGATATCAAGTTCGAGCAGGAGAGTCTTATCCGGCGTCTGCGTGAAACTGCGGAGAAGGTCAAGCTTAACCCGGATGCCAAGTATGAGGTCAATCTCGACTTGGATATGAGCCGTGCCGAGGAACGCATCAAGAAGTTCAAGGACAAGAACGACACCTTGGACATGGATGTGGATTTGGAGACCGCCGCCGCCCGCGCCCACCTCATGTATTTCACCCGTCCCCGCACGATTGACATTTTCGCGGAGTTCAAGGGCACTGATTTCGGCAAGATCATGAAGGGCATGACCACCGGTGCCACGGGCATCCGTGGCGTTCAGAACCAGTGGCAGAAGCTCGTGAACGTGTTCGACAAGTTCGATGAGGTCGTGCCGAAGTGGAGCATGTTGGGCGCTATCTTCACGTCCGTTGGCGCGGGCGCGTTGAACTTGGCTCGTACCGCTGGCAGTGCTGGCGCGTCTCTTGTGACTATGAGCAAGGCGGCTTTGGCTGCCCCGGGCGCTTTGTTGGGTGTTTCCGCCGCTTTCGGTGCCGGTTATGTGGCTGTCAGTAATTACGCGGATTACGTTGATGTGGCGTCCACGAAGTTGGGTGGCTTGCAGAAGAAGCTGTCCGACTCGTTCTGGTCTGAGGCGAAGCAGCCGGTCATCGACATGATGAACGCCTTGGGTGGCAACGGGTTCGTTGACGGCATGGAGAAAGTTTCTTCCGCCGAAGGCAAGATAGCCGCGAACGCCGCGAAGATAGTCGCTCAAGGCGAATATGTGTCCCGTATCAATTCGATTCTGGGCAACACTGTCAAGGGCGTTAAGTCTTTGAATCCTGGCGTTCAGGATGTCACGAAGAGCGTCATCCGATTGGGTGACATGACCAGCTCGTATCTGCCGCGCATGGCTAACTATGTGAGCCGTAACGCGGCTGGAATGGCCCAGTGGGTTGACGAGGCGGAGAAGTCCGGCAAGGTCACTCAGGCTATGGAGAAGGCCATCGAACAAGGTGGCTATCTCATGTCCAGCGTGAAGTCCCTTGGTGGTATTCTCAATGGCACGTTCGGCACGTTGGCCGAAGGTGAGAATGGTATCGAGAAGTTCTCTTCTCAGTTGCAGCGTGCCGACAAGGCTGTGAACGGTGTGAGATTCCAGTCCACGATCAAGACGTGGGCTGATGGCGCGAAGGATGCTTCGAGCCTGTTTCATGATTCGTTCCGTGAGATTGGCGATGCGGCTTATAGTCTGCGTGATACGACGAAGCAGGTGTTTGTGGATGCCGGTTCGATGGTTTCCACCGGTATCGGTTCCGTGAGCAGTATGCTTGGCAAGTCGAAGACTGGTATCGCTGATTTCAGTGATGGCGTGTCCGAAGGCTTCCAGAAGCTGTTCCGTTCGATTGATTCCGCCCAGCCGATGTTCGACAGTCTGTTGTCGATGGTTGGCGAATTGTCTGATACGTTCGGTGGCACGTTGGCGAACACGTTGAAGTCGGCTGCTCCGACGATCAAGGTGTTGGCCGATGGCGCTTCCACCATGGCACAGGCTTTCGGCAAGCTGCCTGCGCCCGTTCAGGCGATGGTCGGCATGTATGCGACGTTCGGCAAGGCCGGCATCAGCGCTTACAATTCGTTGAAGCGTGGTATGTTGCAGAACATCGAATCCACGTTGCAGTATCGGAAGACTTTGAGCCAGTTGGGCATCACCTCGCAGGAGACTGCGATCAGTATGAGCGAGCTGGTTCGGGCGATGGCTCGTTTAAAGTCCGGTCAGACGGCTGGCGTGCTGACCGGCGAGGTTTCGAATATCCGCCAGATGGGTGCCGCTGCCGACGAGACCACTGCGAAGCTGAATCGTATGAATCGTGCGCAGGCGGGTGGTTCCGCCGCCGCTGGCGTTGCCGCTGGCGCTGGTTCTGCTGGCTTGGTTCGTGGTGTCGGCGAGGCGGCTGAAGGCGCCGCCCGCAAGACTGGTTTGCTGAAGACCGCTCTGAGTGGCGTGGTTGATTTCCTTGGCGGGCCTGTTGGCATCGCCATTGGCGGCGCGACCACGGCGTTGAGCCTGGCGGGCAGTGCGATCAGCTCGTACAATGATGCCGCTGCGCACACGCAGTCGGTGAACCGGACTGTCGCCGACTCGTTCAAGAACGTTCAAAGCGGCGCGGCGGACGCTTCCACGGCTGTTTCCAAAGCCAGGAAGACTGTTTCGAAGAATTGGGCCGACAAGGATTATGGTTGGAAGCTTCCGAACGGCAATGCCGTCGAGAAGGGTCTTAGCGGCATCACGAAGTGGGTCAGCCCGTTCAAGGATTCGTCCAAGGCGGCTGACGCTCTTGGCATCAGCGTCAAACAATTGAATTCCGCCGCGACCGGAACGAACGACGCCTATGACGAGATGCATAGGAAGCTTGAGGCCATCAAGAACGACCAGCAGTGGGTCATGGGCGCGAATGGTCAGATGGTGAACGCCAACGAGCAGCAGGCGCAGGCCGCCGAACGTCTGCTTGGCGTGCTTGAGGACTCCCATACCGAATGGGTAAAAGGCATGAAGGTGGCGTCCGATTGGATTGGCAGCGCCGATAGCGTCGCCAACGTTTCGTCGTTGGCCGCCGACAAGCTCAGCCTGCTGTCCGAATCCCTCGCAGCCAACAACTACGAGTTGGAGGGCAACAGCAAGAACGCTCAGGCCAACCGCAAGATGATGGCCGATTACGCGGACAGCGCTTTACTGGCCGCGAAGAACATCATCTACGCGGGCAACGGCAGCGCCGAAGCGAACCAGAAGGCCAAGAACGCCGTCTATTCCGCCCGTCAGGAGATCATTCAGATGGCCGAACAGTGCGGCATGTCAGCCGACGCCGCAGCCGCGCTTGCCGACCAGATGGGTCTTATTCCCGATAACGTGTCCACGAAGTTCGATCTGACGAACATGGATTCGGTGAAGGCTCAGGTTCAGGATTATATCGACCAGCTTGAGTTGACCAAGGGTCAGAAGCAAATCATTCTTGATCTCGTCCAGCAGGGTGATATAACGAGTTTCGACCAGTTGGCCGGTGCCGTGAAGGCGCTCATGGGTGGTGCGAGCAAGAAGGATCTGGTTATTCTTCTTGACGCCCAGGATAACGCTTCCGGTAAGATTAAGAACGCTACGGCTTTGGCTAAGGGTTTTGGTCTGACGAATGCTGAGATCAATATCCTCGCCAAGGACGAGGCCGGTCCGAAGTTGGATGCCGTCAAGCAGAAGCTTCGTGCCAGCGGCCTGACCGACGCTCAGATTCAGATTCTCATCGACGCTTTGGACAAGGCCAGCGGCAAGATGCAGGATATTGAGAAGCGGAAGGTTCCCGCCGCGAAGGGCGTCAGGTTCGATATTGATGCGAACGATGATGACGCCAATGTCAAGTTGGCTAAATATCAGGGGCTTAACGGTTCCACGCTTGCGACCGCGCATACGTTTGTGATTGGCGACGATTCGAGCGCCCAGAACGCTTTTAACAATACGAGAGCGTATGACGGTGTGACTTTGGCTCAGCCGTGGGGCCGCGTGTTGGGCGAACATTCGCTGGCAAGCCTAGCGTTCGCCGCCATTCAAGCGTTCAACGGCGTCACCATCGCCATGCCGTGGGGCCGCGTGATGGGCGACAACAGCAGCGCTCGTAATGCGTTCAGGAATACGAGAGCGTATGACGGCGTGACTTTGGCTCGCCCGTGGGGCCGCGTGATTGGCGATGATTCCAATGCCCAAAGCGTGTTCAGCGACATCAGCTCGTTGAACGGATCCGTTATTGCCACCCGTTACGTGGATATCGTCACCCGCAAGAAGGGTGACGGTTCCGTCACTGTTGCTACCGGCGGTCGTATCAGTGGCCCTGGTACCGGCACGTCTGATTCCATTCCGGCTTGGTTGTCGAATGGTGAGGCTGTGTTGAAGGCTTCCTCGTTAAGGAAGTTGGATGCGAAGTATGGTCGTGGTTTCTTCAACACGTTGAATGCGACTGGTGATGTTCCGTCCGGTTCGAGGATTGCGAAGCCTTCCTCTACCGCGTTGGAGTATCGGCGTCAGTCCCAAGCGTATGCGGCTGGCGGGCGTGTGGAGAAGATGATGTCCGGCTTGTATGAGGTGAATGTTCAGGTTCCTGATTCGAGTCGTGAACTGGTGTCCGCCGTGAATGACCTCCGTCGTGAGGTTGCGGACTTCCGTGACGGTATCGGCGGTGAGATCAGCCGTAACAGCAGTCCTTGGCCGAGCAAGCGTGATTTCGTCCGTGATGTATTGGAGGCCAGTCGTGGCAGGTGAGCTTGCGTATGTGAGTGGTCTGACCGGTAAACGGTTCGACGTGTCGGATTATGAGACCGTTGATTTCGAAGGCGCGTTGGAGTTGCGTGGCCGTGAATGGGATTACACGGTGCGTAACGGCGGGTTGACCGGCGTTTCGAGGAAACGTCGGGAGGTTTCCGTTGACGTGCATTATGGTGATGCGGCTGCGTTCGACTCGTTCATGCGGGCTGTTGACGCTGATCTGGCCGTAGGCAAGCCGGGACGGTTGGAGGCGGTGAATGGTGCGGGGGAGGTTTGGACCCAATCGTGTTATGCGGTGAAGTCCGAGGCTTCCTCGCATCCTGGTTCTTCCGACCCGGTGTGTGCGCTTTCGTTCGTCTTGTTGGATGGCGTATGGCGGCATGAGGCCGGTACCGTGTCGTATCAGCCTGTTTCCGGGTCTGCGTTGTCTGGCTTGGATTTGCCGACCGACATGGGCTATGATCTGGCTGTTTCGCGTCCGTCATGCATGGTGTCTAATCGTATGCGTGTTCCGATGCCGTTTCGTCTGGTCATATATGGGGCTGTTTCGAATCCGTCGTTGACGATTGGCGGGAACGTGTACCGGTTGAATGGTGATGTTCCGGCTGGCGCTTACGTGGCGGTTGACTCGTTGAAGAAGTCGATCATGCTGCATGGTGCGGATGGTTCTCTGCGGAACGTGTTTTCGTGGGGTGTGCGCGGTTCCGGTTTGAATCGTGGACAGTATGTTTTCCAACCTATTCCGGCTGGTTCGAGCGTGGTTGAGTTGGGTTCTGGTTTCGGTTTTGATCTGACGGTTGTCGAGGAGAATGGGGACCCGACTTGGTTGATCTGATTTGCGCTGACGAGAATGGCGTGCCGTTCCATGCGGTTTCGGATTGCGTGTTTGATTGCGCGTGGGGGTCTGGTGAGAATGATTTCGAACTGACGTTGTATGACGGTACGGTGTTGCCTGACCGTGGTCTTGTCTATGTTGATGGGACCGAGGTTGGCGGCATCGTCGATCATATGAAGGATGAACTGTCGGATGGCGTGAGTGTGGTCACGTATTCCGGTCGGAGTTGGCATGGCATGTTGGCTGGTAAGGTGTTGCAGCCTGATTCGGGGCAGGATTATCTGAAGGTGTCCGGCCCCGTGAATCAGGTGTTGTCGAACCTGTTGGCCCGTATTGGCTTGTCTGACGTGTTCAAGGTTCGCGCGGATTCCACGAAGACGATTCCCACGTTCCAGTTCGACAGGTATTGCACCGCATATGATGGCATCCGCAGGATGCTGGCGGCGAATGATCTGAAACTCATGTTTCAGGAGGTTGACGGAACGGTATGGATGTATGCCCAGCCGATTGTCGCCCATGATGATACGGTCGATTCCGATCTGGTTGATTTTTCCATCACGAAGGATTACCGGCGCACCAACCATATGATCGGCTTGGGCAAGGGTGATTTGAGGAATCGTCTTGTCGTCCACTATTATGCGGATAGTTCCGGCAAGGTGTCCAATACTCGCACGTTCGGTGGTCGTGACGAAATCGCCGCGGTCTATGATTATTCGTCCGCCGAGAAGGACGAGTTGGACAAGCAGACGAAGAAGCAGTTGCAGGATTTGCAGGGCGCTGGCGCTGTCGATGTGACCGTGCATGACGGCTTGTCGCTTGATGTTGGCGATAGGGTCGCGGGCTGCGATCATGTTACCGGCTTGACGGTTACTGCCGTCGTGTTGAAGAAGATCGTGAAACTGTCTGGCGGCTTGTTGTCAGTATCGTATGAGGTTGGCGACGCGGCTTCCTCGAAGACGGAATACTCGAATTACACGAGTTCGTCTTCCTCTTCGGGTTCGACTAGTGGTGTGAGTCTTACCGCTGGACGTGGCTTGTCGATTTCCGGCAGCACGATCAACGCGGAAGTGGATTCGGATGATTTGAATGCCGTGAAGCAGGTTGCGGAGGCGGCGAACAAGACCGCTTCCGATTTTGCGGCGCAGATTGGCGCGGCGAACAAGACCGCCGAGAATGCGAAGTCGATTGCGGCTGATGCGAAGAGTGTGGCCGACAGTGCCAAATCGGGCATGATGACCGATAGTGAACGGT